TCTTTCATATTCATTTATAATATCACTATCAGACCACAAGTCAAGTGGCTTCTCGCTACCATTATGTAATCCTCTTAACTCATCAACCACATCACTTTGGTCGCCGTCATACCAACCCTCTTGCCAATAATCTAATATAGTTTCAATCATGCTATCTCTATCAGGGTTAGTCATAGTACACCTCTAGTTCTTCTATTAAATCTGCTTTTTTATAATCTTCGGCTTCTAAAGATAAATCTCCACTAGGACAATTTCTCCATTCCCCTTTAATTTCTGTACCATCATTTTCTAGTATCTCTCTAGCTTGTGCTTCGTTCTCTGCTATTATGGTATAATTCATAAAGCACGGAACTGAAAATACAAATTCATATTCTTTCATATTTTGTTAACCCTTTCGTAACTTAATTCAATCTGTAAAAAGTATGATAAACTAGAGAAACTAATATTGTCAAGGGGGTATTTTGAAAAGACTTTTGAAGTGGGCATTTAAGCCACAGAATTACTATGCAGATTTAGACATGATAAGTCATCTTGAAGATGATTACTATCACGATATATATAAGCCATCAGGGGAGTTCACTAGATTTTATCTAGCCCAAGTATAGCCATGAAGAAAGATACCAATCAATCAGCTTTGGTCTTGTTCCTGTATCTCACTATCTTGTTGAGTTTCCTGTTCCTGACTATCTAAAATTTCAGGGGGGTTTTCCTGATCCTTAACTAAAATTTCAGCACCCTCTTCCATGCTAGACCATACGGTGTTTTTAAATTCAGTAGGGTTCATCTTCTTCGCATCTGTGCTAAGGTCAATGTGTTCCTCTATATCAGAGAGTGTTACATGGTCAAAGATGTGCAATCCTGCAAACCTTAATATCTTTAACCTTTTGTTAAAAAGTTTAGCGTTCTTCCTAGTGATCTTGTTTATTCCCACAAACATAGTTGCTTGTTCTAAAAGTTCTTTCATACTTAACTCGTTAGTCATTCTTTTCTCCTAAATCTATGTCTTTTAATAATTGTTCTAAAAAGTCATGTTGTTTATTTTTCTGAGTAAATAAGGCAGAGTATACTTTTCTTTTTAATGAAATCCCAACTTGCCTACCAAAATATTCAGCTTTAGCTAAAGAGATTTCTCTTAACATATATAGTTCCATCTCTGATATTTTTATAGGTATAGTTTGTAATGCTGATTTATTCATACGCATATGCTCTAAGATCCCGTTCCCAATCTTATCAATTAAATCTATTGGCACTGCCACTAAAGATAATCTAATTTGAGGCTTTAAAGGAAACATGTGTTCCAAGTCCCTAGAGTCAATCATCAGCGTAATTGCGTCATCTATGAATAAAAGTTCGTATAATGTTAAGTTGATTACACGATTTTCTACCTCACTAATTTTATAGTTTTTTTCATTATCTGACATTTAGTTTAAACCTCACTCTCTGACATTTTGAACAGATGAGTTTTCTTTTAGGGGAGTCAGGATAGACTTCTACTAAACCATAATCACACTCTGTTATTTTAAGTAGACAGAGAAATCTTTTTATGAACTTCATATCAATCCTCTGTCTATCTGTTTATTATTTATACTGACGGCGTTAGCCACATTCCTAATATTACTAAAAATATTAAAAACTTCCAAGCATCTGTTATTTGCATGAAACCTCCACAATTTCAATTTTATTAATTTACTTAGTATAATATAGTATAACACAATTTTAGTAAAAGTGAACATAATATGAAAATTAGAAAAGCTGGTGTTCCACCATTTGTAAAAACTAAATACGACATTCAGAAAGCTAGACCAATTGAAGATTATCTTTCTAATAAAGTTCCGATGCAAAGCGACAAGCTGAAGATCAGGATTATCAAAGAGGGTATCCTTGATCCTATCTGTGCTATATGTGGTTTGGCTTATTGGATGCAAGAGGATATTCCTTTAGAACTTGACCATAAAAATGGCGATCATAATGATAATAGGAAAGAGAACTTGCAGTTGATATGTCCTAACTGCCATGCTCAAACCGATACTTATAGGGTTAAGAAAAAGGGTGCTAAGTCTGCTATTGATGTTCATGGTGGTGGAAAAGACGATTAGTCTTCCTAGCCTTCTTCAGGCGTAGGTGTTTCTCCTTTCACGCTTACAGGAAAATTTACAGTCTCCCCTAAAAATGTTTCTAATTGGGATACTAACTCACTAGCAGTCACGCCATTAGTTGACCACTCAGTCTGAACAGCAATACCATTACTGTCATTTATCTGATAGTTATATGTTAGTAAAGTAACGGGTTGAACTATAATTATATTAGTATCGTTCCTGTACTCCCATATTGTTTCAAACGCTTCTGTGTTTTGTAAAAATGTAAAGTCTGCCATTCTATTCTTCCTCTGGTATTTTAATTACTTTTTTTATTCTTTCTAAATCATCTCTGATATCTCTTATGTCTTTTATCAGAGTGTAAAATATTTCAAACCCACTTGTTTTATAGGTTGGGTTATCTTGATTGTGTTCAGCTTTTTTAACAGCTTCATCATAGCTTTCAGCAAAGACTATTTCTTCATAACCTGTTTCAAGCGTCACATGCCATATAGACATATTCCCTCCTAGATTAATTTCATCAATCTTATCGGCTCTATTATTGTTTCTTAACGGTACTGCTACTGATTGTTTAAATTCCTTTTTTATAGGACTCTTAGGTTTTGTATCGTATCGATATCTCATCTAGCAACCAAACTCATCATATACAATTTTGTTGAATAATTCATTCTCTGCGTCACAGCATCCTTCACCACAACATTCATATTCTTCATCATCTATTTTATTTTCGCATGTGGATAAACATTCGTCTGCTTCACACTCATCCCTCTTACATGTTTCCTCATCGCATTGAATGTCTAACTCGCATTCGCATTCACATATAAATTGTTCCATAGATTAAATCCTCCTGTGATACTATTATACAATAGTTTGAGTAAATTTGGTAAGGTTTATTTTCTTTTATATATTGAACCACCTAATATTACTTTGATGGTTCCAATTACAAAACGAGTTACTTTAATTAGTATGTTGCTTATCATTTGATAATCTCCTAAATGTTTAGATATTTAATGAGCTTTGATACACTACTTACTTTCTTAGCTACCTTCTTTGAATATTTAGCACGGCTTCCTACACCACCTGCCTTACGTTTCTTTCTATTAGTCGCAGCTTTCTGACCGGGTGTTAGGCTTCTTCGCACAGACTTAGGCAAGTATCTACCTCGCTTCTTCTTAGGTTTCTTTTTATCACCTTCAGAAACGTAGTCCCAATCTTGGTCAGTCCATCTACTGAGAGACTTCTGTGACTTCTTCTTAGCCATTAGTTCCTGTAGCCTCCTCCAGCTTTTTTATATCGTTGTGCAAGAAGTTGTGCCTTCCTAGCAGACCATTGTCCGGGTGCACCACCTTTACTACCAGCTTTGATTCTTTGAAACATTCGTTTCCTCATGCCCGGTTTAGTATAGTTCCCTGCTTTATTTACAGTAGACTTCTTTTTCTTTTTTCGCTTTTTAGCTTTTTCAATTATTTGATTAAATATAGTTTCTGCGTAATCCATTTTACCATTTAACCCTATCTGCCCAGTAAGCTGCTGACATCTTACCACGCTTAATGTTTTTTCTATGTCGTGCTTTAAATGACTTTCGTTTCTTTTTCATCTTTTCAGACTCACCCTTCTTCGGATCGCCTGCAGTCTTTGCACCTTGTTGTCCGTAACGTATAGTTTTTATTTTGTTACCCTCTTTAGCTACAACTATGTGTGATTTAGTTGGGTGCTTAGGAGTTCTCTTAGGTTTATTATAACCTTCTACTCCAGCTCTTTCAAGACGAGGATCTTTTTTCCTACCACCCTTCTTTTTTGCTTTACTTAATTCAAGTATAGCTTCCTTTACAATTTGTTTTACCGGCGTAGCAGTTTGTAAACTTGATTTAATTCCTGACATGCTTGTTATAGGTCTTTCAAATTGATACTTTTGACCATCTACATCAGCTCCAATGATTCTTGATGGTGCTCCCTGTTCCTTTACTTTCCTATCATATTCAGGACTAGTATCATATATTGGCTCTATGTACGATGGTTTAAGAGTGTCCACACCTCTCCTACCCAGCTCTCTGTCAGTTAAGCCATCACCTATCTGTTGATTACTAGGAGATGGTTGTTGCCCTTGCTGTTGTACCTTTGCTTGAAAGTCAGCTATCTCTGTAGATAAAGAACCATACGTATCTTGAATCCCCTGCCCTATTTGTGCCATTTGATCATTTATACTATTTTGTAAATCCTGTCCAAACTTCTGCATCTCATCCATAGCTGCTTTTTCATCCGGATCATCTGTTCCTTGGCTTAGTAAATATGCCCCACCTAAAGGTGCCGCAAACAAAGCTGCTTGTTTTTTAGTGAAACCTTTCTTAGCTGTATTCTCTAAAGTTTCTTTTGTGACATCTTTTGCGTTTTTCTTACCAAATAGTTTTCCTACGAACTTAGCTAGCTTAGGAGCTATTTTTAAAAAAGCAAAGGGAGCAGCTGTCCTAACTGCCGTAGACCCTGCAACAGCAGCCAGTGCAGGCACGATAGGAGCTACCTTCTCCAGATGTTCGCCCCCGCCTTGTGGGGCTCTAACTAAAAAATCTTGAAAGATTTCTTTGGACTTGACCAGATCACGATCTTCTTTTTCATCATACATTATGTGAGTGATTGAGGCTTCTAAGTTATGTAGTGAATCAGATATCTTATTCTGAATCCATCCCGGTAGTTGATCTTCATCTTCTAATATATCGTGCATCATAGATGCTAAGTCAGATACTCTATCTAATTGTACTTTAGCCATAGCACCTTCATCTTCAGCTTTCTGCAACCATGCTTGATATTTCTGCATGCTCTTTTGTACTCGTGAAAATGATCGTGGAGTTTGACTCATCACTTTAGGGTTTATTCTTGCTCTCTCACCAAACTCACCCGCCTGTCGTGCTTCTTGCCTTGACCTATATGGTTTTGATGGGGCTTGATCTTTTATTTGTGGTCTTCTCCCACTTGGTCTCCTTGAAGTACCCGGTGCAAATCCACCATAGTCAAAGCCGTCTTGTTTCTGCATGTTCTTTAAATAAGGTGAGCCCTTTGGTTGTGCTGCAGGATTATCTCTAGCAATTCTAGCTTGAGCTTCTGCAAGTGTTGGTCCCGGTTTAGTGAACTCTCTCTTAACTGGTGTACCAGCATCAGTTATTGTAGTAACTTGATAGTCTTTAGGGGATTTAGATGGGTTGTAGTTAATGGTATCCCCTGCTTTGACACCACCATAATCTGAAGGGTCTACAGATATTCTATATGGACTAGTTCCAGAGCCGCTTACAGTCCCGACTAGTTTACCTTTATCAGCACCAGTGCCCGCCTCAACTTTAATTTGTCTAGCACCTATGCCGCCAAACTTTCCACCCGGTGGTGTTACTTGATCTTGTGTCTGTCCCGGACCCGGAACAAACTCTTGTGTTTCACCTCTACCTGCTGGTGTACCTCTCATACCCGGTTGGAATCTTAAAGGCACTCCAACTTCATCAGGCTGATCAGGCGTTACTTTAATCGGCTCCATGGACTGGTCTTTGGTTGCACCTTTACCTGCTTCATATGTTTTACCAGCATCAGGTCTGCCCCCCGGTTGAGATGCTAATGGAACTCCTGCAGGGTCTGTTGCTTTAGGATCTACTGTAATAGACTGTATTTTTTCGGGATCAGTATTTAAATCTTTAACATCAAGACTTCTTTTTCCTTGTTTATCTAGTGCGTTCTTTACTTGCACATTATAAGACTTATCACCTAATAGAAAGTCAGCGATTGCTTGCTTTGACTTACTATCTAAAGTATCAAATTTAGGGTTCTTACTCGGATCAAAATTTACTCCTAATCCTAGTTTTCCTCCTGCTGATTCAGCAGATAATATAGCTGCTATAACATCTTTCCCTTGTTTCTCATAAGTATCCTTGACCCAATTTGCTGTAGCCTTAGCTCCACCTTTAATAGCATCTGCCCAACTATCTGGAATATCAATACCACCAAACTTTTGCTTTTGTATAAATACTTCTTGCACAGCTTCCTTAACAATAGATTGTACATCAACTTGTTTCATGAGTGAATCTTTTGGTATGAATCCTAGATCTTCACCAGCTTGGTTAACAACTTTAGATGGATATGGAGTCTCATCATCGTAACTTACAGGTGCATAACGCATGAACGCGGGATCTACTTCTTTAGGAAAACCTAATTCTTCTAGATGCCTTTTGTGTTCAGCTCTTCTACCCGCTTCATTATTCAAGACTTTCGCCTGTTGTTTACCCAATCCGGGTACGATGGACTCTCTTTTTGCCATGATTATCCTCTGTAAGTTTCTGCCATTCCACCTGTAGCTCTCTTAGGCTTTTGTCTAAATGACCTTGCCTTTGATGGGAGGTTTCTACCTCTACTTCTTTTTTCAGTAGTCTCAGTGAATGTAGTAGCACCTCTACCTAAATCAGTCTGTTTAAATGTTCTCTTCTTAGAAATAGCTCTGCCCTGTTTGCCTTTTGCTTTCTCTAGTGCAAGAGTAGCAGCTTTAATTATAGCAGCTTGTATATTCTTCCTAGGTCTAGGAGCAGTCTTTCTTTTAGCAGCTGGTGCTGGCTCTTTATTTACTTTAGCTTTGTCTATATTTTTCATGGAGCCTGCTCCACTTACAACTGGTTGTTGCATACCTACACCCATGTTAGCTGGTTTAGTTGCAGATGTAGTCATAGGAGGTGCTTGCTTTTGTAAATTTTTTGCCATAGGTTTAGGACCCGCCATCATTTGTTTTCGGCTTCTACCAGCCATTGCTGGTTGTGATCGTTGTGATCCACCACCACTAGTTCCAAATTGACTTCCCATACCCGGAGTAGCTGCTCCGTAGCTTTGTGGTTGTTTTGATACCCAAGTTTCTTTTCGTACATCCCACACCTTACCTTTATTTAAAAATTCAGATACTACTTCTTTAACGATAGATTCTTCCATTCTGCCTGAACCAAATGCGTAAGCACTTGCTGGTCTTTTAGGTCTTGATGTGCCTGTTTCTTCAGAGGAGTCTCCTGCACCTATGTTTAATTTAGCAGTTTCAGTTCCTCCCACTCTAGCACCGGGACCTCTTGCCATATCGAAGTCTCCTCTAGTAGATTGAAATACTGCGGGGTCTCTTCTTCTAGTTGAAGATCCTGTTCCAGATCCACTTCCAGCCACTGATCTTTTTACAGATTCACTTTGTGTTAATGGGCTTGATGTGCCCTCGCCCATGCCTTCACCAGATGGACCAAAGCCGCCTTGAGCTCTGTATCCCGACAGTCCAGCGTCTCCGCTGCCTCTACCTAATCCACCATATTTACCTTTAGGTGTTCTCTGCAAAGATCCTGCTCCTCCTCTACCTGCTTCTTCATCATGAGCATCCTTACGGAGTTCAAGCATAGCTTGTTTAATTATTGATGTGTATGTTGGTTTCTTATTACTCACTTGTAAAAGCCCTCCCATTTCTTTGTTTTTACCTTTACTATCTATGTTAGGTAAGTTTTCGCCTGTAGGTTTTTCCTCTCCGTAAACAACGGGAGTAGCGTCCTTTGTTTTTCCTAATATTTTTTTTGTTAGACCTTCAGAAATTATTTCAATTCTTACGTCTGGATATACATCTTTCTTCATATTATATTATACTAACTCCTTCATCTTATTCAAAAATAATTGTTTAGTAATTGCAGGTGGGGGATTCTTCCTTCTGCCCTCAACCTCTTGTGCTTTTAGTGAAAGTTCTTGTGTTACTACCCCAGCTCTAGATGATCTAGCTAAAGTAGGTTCTTTTTTTGACTGCTTAACGTAAACACCTTTTTGACCTTTTTCATCATAAGTTCTACCGGCAGTAAACTCTTTACCAGTTTGAGGATTGTATTCACTTCTACTAAGTACACCCTGTCCAACATATGGTGTAGCAGCATCTCTAAATCTACCGCCCTCAACTTTATCAGTCCTAGTTCTGAACTTCATTCCTCCCCTATCTTCATCACCAAACTCCGTAAGTCGTGTTTCTCTTTCAGCTTTTTTAAGACTTCTTTTAATTTCCTCTGCAATCTTGTCCCTTCTTTTATCGCCGGGACTACCATCCGTAAATTTTTTGTAGCCCTCTTTTTTAGCTTGTGCAGTTGCAATAGCTATTGCTCTAGATTTATCAGAGTCATCTTCTTTAATGATCCACTTCATAAATAGATCTTTATAAGACGGGACTTCACCTTTGGTTAGAACAATTATATTTTGTTCGGGAGCGGGGTCGTGAGATTTTGTTAAACAACTGCCATCTACACATGACCCTTCCGCTTTATCACCTTTAAGTAATTCAAAATGAGCGTTCTGATTTACTCCCTTTTCACATATTGTTACTTCTGCTAGCTCCATGTCATCTACTTGTAATATGGTGCTACCATCAGATTTATTTATTTGTTTACTCTGAGTGGCACTACCAGCGATTGAGTATGATTTCATACCACCTTTTTCAATTTGATCTCTCACTCTACCTGATATCTTTGTGTCATCTCTTAGTTCTGCTATAAAGAATAAACCCTTGTCGTCTACACCACTCTTAAATATGTTACCAGACTTACTTATGTATGCTGGGAGTGCGTGTCCTACTTGAACATCAGAGTGCATAACCATTACGTTTCTGCCTCTAAAGTTCTTCATGTACTTCTTAAATGCTTTTTTAAGAGCGTCTGTAGTGATCAGATGCCCTTCTCTATCAACAACTTCTACTGATGCGGGACCTCCAACAACCATCATATCGTAGTCACCATCGTCATTTTTTAAGGCTTCACACGCTTCCATATATTCAACATCACTAGGAAAGGCTCTGTGTAAAGTAATCTTCTCTGCAGGAGATGCTAGCCCAGCTACGAATAAACGCTTGTATTCATCTATTGCATCAGCAATATCATCAAGTGTAGTCCTACCAGCTTGTGCTTTTTCAAGAGAAATAATAGTCTCGTCTTCAGACGAAAGCCAGCTTTTATATTCAGTATTACTAGCCATAGTAACCATTGTTTCTCCTATCCTACAGGGGATGCAACTCCCCAAATTACACCTTCGTAAGTTGTACTAGCTCCACTACCTATTACAGAAACATTTTTTCTGAAGTCTAATGGATGTGTGCTAGCAAAGAAGTTATGTTCTGTAGTATCATTACCAGTTAATTTTATAGCGGCTGTACTTGCTTCTGCAACAGTATCAAACGCTACATATAATACTTGTGATGCGTGAGTGTTTCTAATACTTATTCCTCTAATCGCACCTATTGGGGATAGATGTCTTGACCTTGATAGGTCTGTAGTTCCTTCCCATTGGTATGTGTTACCACCAGCAAGGTTACCATCTATGTAATCAATAACTTTTGTGTCTTTTCTTTTATCATACATTAACGCATCCCACAACATATTGATATTGTGCTGAGTGTTTGAGCAGAACTTAACTTTATAAGTTGCTCCACCTACTGGAAGTTTGTAATGTACTGATACTCTTTGGTAAGATGTTGTTAAGCTAACTGCTTCACTAGTAGCTAAGACAGAATCACTAGAATCTAAAATTTGGATCACTGCATCTCCTGATGCTGATGCACCTCTTACCATTCCTTGTGCACATAAATATGCATCTGAACTTCTTGATGTGCCTCCAGCTAAAGTATCTGTAGTGACAGTGAATCCCTCTTTAGCTGCTGAGTTATCTGGGTTACATGTCAATTCTGCTGTGCCCAAGAAAGGGGCTCCAGTTGTTCTTGATATAGCAGACCCAGCTGCTGTAAATTCTGATATATCTGTATTCTCTATTGATGGGTTTAAAATTCTATTTATACCGGGACTACCACTATAAGGTAATTCTAGATTTGCTGTAGTCGCCCCTTGGTCTATATCGTAATATGCACTTGAGTAAATATTTATTACATCAGCAGCACTTGTGCCTACTGAACCACTAAAAGGGACGTATCTGTCCCATGGTTGCACAGCGGTTCTTGTACTTGGGTCCGATTGCCACGTTTCAAAAGACGCTGAGTCAAAATAATCGTTTGTTATTGACATGTATTTATTCTCCTAATCATATAGTCCTCTACGAAGCTGCCTAGAAACTTGCTCTAAGACAGCTTTAATATCGTAGATTTATTTTTGTGGACATTTTACTTTCCGTAAGCAATTATTCTAATTGCAATTCCACTCGCATCTGCTGTGTTACCAAGTTCGTCCAATGCGGCACCGTCTGCACCTGCTTCATAAATTTCTAACTTTTCGTTAGTGTAGTCATATTGTACCACATAACCGTCAGATTTTTGTGAAATAAGAACAATGTATAGTTCCTCTAACCCCATCTGTGTAGCAGTGAAAGATTCACCACCAGTTGGATATGAGTCATCAAAAGTAATGTCTTTAATAACATACTTTATATTGCCGGGAACTCCAGTTACGTCACTTGATGAACCGGGATTTGTTATTGTTAATGCCATATTTTTATTTCCCCCTTATAGATATGGGGATGAGTAAGTTCCCATCCCCATATATTATAAGACTATGAGTTTAAGTCTAAAATCGCACCCTGTACGTCAAACCTGTAAGCTCTGAACTCTGCCATTGTGTATAGCAAACCTCTGACTACAAGTGCGTCAGCTGCGAAGTAATCTCTGTTCTCAATATACTGAGTAGGTTGAGCGACAGCGATTTCAAGGTAGTCTGTGTCCAATACGTATACGTTTGAACCCAATTTTGAACCACCTGAAGCAGCCTCTGATTTAGTAGTGTCTGCATCTGGTAGAATTGGAATACCTTGGTAAGTTGCGAGAACTAGTCCAGTTCTTGTACCCGGGAAGGTCTTTTCAGATCCTACACCTACTTGGTACTCTTCCTGTCCCATGTATCTCTGTTGCGAGTTAAGTAATCTCTCTAATTTAAAGTATTGGTCGTGACCCATAAGAATTAACTTAGGTTCTCCACCATTTGTCCTGATAGACTGAATACAGTCATCAAGTAGGTTTAGAGATAGGTCTCTTCCAACACCACTGTTACCTTTTACAGTAGCAGCAGCACCGAATGTGCCTGAAGTTCTGTCTGCTGTAGTTAAGTCATAAGCTCCAGCGAACCTCTGTACACCACCGTTACCAACTGTTGCATCGTTGTTAATTGCAACGATATCATCAATTGATGTTAATCCTGCTCTAGTTTGCACTGATAGGTTGTCTGCTACAGTTGAAGAACCGTTTGCAGGTGTACCTGATAGTGCACTACCGAATGTTATGTCAGTACCAGAAATTGCAGAAATTGCTGGTGTATTTGCTGTTGCTGAACCAGCATCCACTAACATTACTGTGTCACCAACTCTTAAGTTAGCTCCGTCTGTTACGTTAGCATCTGTAGTTGAACCACCAGCCGCAATGTTTGCTACTGTATTTGGTAGCAATAGCTCTTGGTTCATTTCCTTGATGTGGTCAAGTTGTGCGTTTTCGTTTTCCAACGCTAGAACGTCACCTACACCACCTTCTAATTGGGCAGTGTACATGGCTTTCACAGAAGCACCGAATGAGGTTGATACTATCTTAGGCAAGCTTGAGATAGTTTCGATGTTTGATACATCGATGTCTGGTAGACTACCAGTCTCTGTTATTGGTCGAGACCTTTGGCTACCTCTATCTGTTCTTACCCTCCAACCAACGGTGTTACCGAAAACAGTTCTTGGGATTGCGTTGAAGAAACGAGTTTGGTTGTTTAATGATTGCCATACTTTTCTTCCGAAAGTAGATGTAAACACATTATCCGCAGCTGTAGTCGTGTAGATCGCATCTGCAGTTCCTGTGTTCGCAGCATTAAACGCTTTTGATAAGTACTCAGGACCGAATACAGACTGGTTTAGTCCTCTATTCGATTGAGCTATGTATTCACTTAGTGAAGGCATAATTATTATCCTCTCGTTTTTCTAGTTTAATTTAAGTTTAGAGATTTGCGATTTCGTCTGGCAAGTTCTCTGTTAGTCCTTGTCTCTTGAACTCTTGCATTTTTCTGAGTTCTTTGTATGACAAGTTAGTAAGTTGGTCAACTACATCGTTCACAGTTTGAGCCTTCTTGATTGGAGTTTCATCTGCTCCAAACACGTTAGTGCTCAATTGCGGTCTCTGTAATCCATTCTCTTCCTTGAATCCCATTTTTCGTAGTCTATTCTCGGATTCTTCTTTTACTGCTTTAGAAATGTCTAACGCTTCGATTTGTTTCTGAAGTTGCTTTATTGATTTTTTCAACATAGCTTTTTCTTCATCTTCGTCCTCTTCATCGTCTGCCATTTCTACTTTTTTGTATGCGTTTTCAATGTCTTTGTCATCATCGTCATCATCATCTTCTTCTGCTTTCATTTTGCCTGCGTGCATTGCTTTCTCTTCGTCTTCATCATCGTCATCTTCAGCCATGATTGAAGCTTGTTGTTCTTCAATGCTGCTTCTTGGAGTAACAGTTTCAGACGAGTCGTCAGCATCACCTATGTAGTTAGGTGTAGCAGTAGCTCCTTTTGTCGGATCTGGCTTTCCTACGTTTTCGATGTCTGTACCGTCAACGTCCATACCTTGATCTGAGAGCTCTATTAACACTGATTTTGCAATATCTTTTACTAATGCCGCGTGCTCCAAAGCTGCTTCTTCTTGCTCAGCTTTTTCAATAGCGTATGCGTCATCTGCTTCCATTCTTCCATCCATTTTTTGTAGCACTTCTGCAAGAGCCGCCAAACCTAATGACGTACCTTCCATGTGCTTTTCAATTCTATCTAGAATTTCATCAGCCATTATAGCCTCCTTGTTTTAAAGTTTTGTAATAATTAACTTTGTTCGACCAGAAAAAGGTTGGTCTAAGCCACCCCCGACCTTTTTACAATATATTATAAAATACTATATTTTATAGTCACTTTTATTATACTAATTTAAGTATAAATATAAAAAAATATAGGGGTTATTCAACGATATTAGTATCTGCCTCGCCGCTTTCTAAACGTAACATATCGTTTCTAAAGTCATATAGGGGGACTTGTAGTAATTTTTTGAGCTTTTCACACTGTTTTCCCTCTGGCATGGCTGCTTCTACAAGGTCTAAAACCTTACCAACCATCCGCGAATGCTTTGCTATGATCCATTCCTGTTCTTTTGTTACATCTAATTCTTCCATATCTACCTCTTTTATATGCTTATGTAGTAACCGCTACTACCTTCGTTTGCGGACACAACAACATCATCAAAATCCCCACTTAAGACATCTTCAATCGCATTTTTTATGAAGAATTTACCAGTTACATCATATCCAGAAACTGATTCTGGTCTACCTGTTTTCCTGTTCCGTCTTAAATAGTCGTCAACTCTCCCACCTTCTTCCACTAATTTAACATAAGGAGCAGTATCATCCACATTATATGAAAATGTATACGATCCTTCTCCCGGATTTGCTTCAACAATGGCACCAGAATTTCTTAGCTGACCTGTAACAAAAGGACAGTTCTCTTGAGACTTCCTAAACATCTCAGTAGCCATAGCTTGCATTGTATTCAAAGCAGCTTGTTGAAATAGTTGTAGTATGCGTTGTTCATCCATACTATATTATACTATTCTGAACCTAATTAGCTAAAAGTTTTAGACCAAACATCAGGTAATATATCATTAAACTGACCTTTACGAGAGTCATATCTGTTTAAGTATATAATTTCTTTACCAATTTCGCCGTATTTAGGGTGATAATATAGAACTAATTGTCTTGGTTTATTAATGGCTTGAACTCTTTGCATTGCAAATTCATCTCCACCCTTCATACAACCACATATGTGAACTGCACCTGTACCAATATCTATCTCATCTATTCTATGGAAGTGCCCTAGTAAAGCTGAGTCATAATTATCAGGCACATTTTCTAAACTGTTATCCTGTATATGATTAAGTTCTTCTTTTAGACCTTTCCTGAATGAAAGAACATTTCGCATATTGCTTACACCTCGATTGATTGCAGTGCCGCTACCACCACCACTAATAAAATCTCCGTGAGCTAGCAATATATTTCTGTTACATACGTCAATCGTAGTCATAAATGTTTTAGGTATGTGAAATTCTATGTTCTTTTGATTTTGACAGAACACAGATATCCATTGATACAACATGTAATCCCAATCCATATACTTATTTTTCATAGGCGGTTTTCTAGTCATCCGACCATGATTACCAACTACACATGGAACTCTTACTTTATCAAAGTGTGGAGCAATAAGCATTAGTGCTTGTGATATAAGGTTAGCCCCTCTGATCATTTGCCCCATGCAATGATCATTGTTAGTTCTAGCTAACTCTTCATGGATGTCTCCACTAATCATATCTCCAAGCATCGGAACTATAAGCTCTCCAACCTCTGCGGAATTACGTCTAAGTTCTGCTAATGTAATAACTTGGTTTGCCCATCCATAAAGTCTTTTATTAAATATATCAATATTGTACTCATTCAAACCCATCATTTCTTCTGACTCAACATTGTCTCCAATGTGGGTATCTGTAAGAGGTGCAATCATAGACTGTACACTATTACCTTTTATTTTACCTGTGGGTTTTCGGCGTTTATACTTTTTTACTTCTTTATATGAAGGGGTAAATTTTTTGATAGAGTCTACTAATAAATCTTCTTTAGCTTCTTTTTTGATAGCTGCTTCTGCAACTTTCTTCCAGTATCTAGCTTCACCTTTATAAGTTTCTATCTTCCTAGCCATTTTGACATGTGCTTCAGGTGTAAAGTCTGTCTGCATATCTTCCATGTCTTCTGACTGTTGATCATCGAGTAGCTCTACTTCTCTATCGTACCACTTCTGTAACGTAGTTCTGTGAACTGCTACACCCCATCTATCTTCTACCCATCTTGATAGAGCACTCCATGTTGCTCCTGCCATCTTTCTTTTTACTATCTCTTCTTTTGCCTCTTCTGGTATGACGAATGTTGTCATGCTATTCTCCTCTTAATCCTTTGGAACCCTCCTGTTTGGTGGATTCCTATACCCATTAGGGTCAGGTCTCGGACTTCTTTTAGTCCCATATTGTTTTTCTAATGACTTTTTATAGTTTCCTAAAAAAGGCATATTATTTAGTTTACCATCTTTTTTGTCTTTCGACCAATCAGTTTCCATTTTTTCAACTTGACGGGGGGCTTCAACAAATTCTAAATTATATTTATCAGGATTTTTTACCATATCTTCATTAAGTTTATCCATCTCATTTATAGCTTCCTGATGCATTTTAGCACCTTCATCATCAGTATCTTCTTTGCGTAATTCTTTACGAACATCATTAATTAAATCTACAACATACTGACTTAATTGATCTGTTTTCTTTAATCCAAAAGCTCTATCCTCTGCATTTCGCTCTCTAGCTTCCATAAAAGATTCCATATCTCTTTCTTCTAAAGATGTTTTTACATTGTTGTCTGGTGTTAATCCACCAGTTCTACCTAAATCAAACTTAGGTTTATCTTTGTCTTTAATTAAGTCTAATGTTTTTTCTTGTGTTTCTTGTAACCACTTATCTAATTTATCTGGACCACTTGCTTTCTTTTTCTTTTTTTCATTTTCTTTTATTTTTTCTTTTTCAGATAGTTTCTTTTTTTTCTTTTTAGACTTTGTACCACTGTATGTTTCAGTAAATATTCCGGGATCGGATGATACGGCAACTATATCTCCTGCACCTGAAGTAGCCCCGCCGAAATCTTTATATAGTTTTTCTACTTTAGAGTCTTCTTTTTTATCAGCTTCCATTAAATGACCTAATCTAGCTTTAAGATGTGATAAAGCTTTTGATGAATCTTTTGCATTTATAGCATTTGTTGCTTCTTTTTCGTGATGTTTACTTGCTCTACGATGGTAAGAAGCCCCTGTTTTTTTAGGATGGTGTATAGCTTTAACACCATTTTCATAATAATAAACTACAGATCCGTCAGGACGGGTCTCTCTGTGATCATAAGAATGATCTGAATATTCATCCGGTTCGTTAGGTGACTTAGGCGATGCTGATTTCGGTAAAGTTTTATACTTAGTGTCCTTTGGATTAAACTTCATTTTAGCCATTAGTCATCGTCCTCATCGTCATCATGACGTTCTACATTAACAGCTTTTGGTTTAGATGTTCCATCCCCTGTTTCAGCTGTGTATGCATCACTAAAGTATTTCTTACCCCCAGCTTCAGAAAATGCTGGATTACCAAAATACGCTTTTTCTATTTTATCAACTCCAGTCCCTGATAAGTTTCCTACATATTCTTCGCCATTATTAGAAAACCATACTTGATTACCATCAGGTGATACTTGTTTAATAATAGGGAACTGGTATCCTTGCTCAGATAAACTATCAATCCAAGTAGATGTGGCTACACCTTTTTTTAAATCTGGATTTTTTATGTTCTTTGATTCTATGTTAGCAAATCTAGGATAAGGCATATTAGCATTTTCCGCTCCTTTTTCTAATGAGTTTTCCACAGGTACTTCTGCAGATCCTTCTTCACCTTCTTCTTCAGGCACAGTGCCCTCTTCATCTACTGGAATATCGCCTTCACCCTCGCCTTCCTCTGGAATATCGCCCTGTGCGGCTTGTTGCTCTGCTTGTTGAGCCTGCATTTCCATTTGTGCTTCTGCCTGTGCAGCTTGCATCTCAGCTTGTTCAAGTGCTAATGCTTGTTGCTCACCCTGTAATTTAGCAGTAGGAACCGGTTGACCGCTGACAATAAAGTCAAGTTGATCTACTTTAAGGTTGTTACCAGCAAGATTAACATCAAAACCCATCCCTAACATTTGAGCTGCGATTGCTGCTCTTTGTTGTGATTGAGCAATTCTAGTAGCCTCTGCTTTTTCTTCAGGGTTAGGTAATACTAGTTTCCAGTCTGTAATACCGAAGTTATCTAATATAGCAGGAAATACTTTTTCCATTATTTGTCGTTGATCTCTTTCAACAACTCTACCCATCACAGTTAATTGCGATGTTTGTTGTGTCAAACCACCGAATGAATCAGGAGCACCCTGCCACATTGGTGCTACACCCCATATAGCAGATACTCTTTCTCGTATCTCCGCTCTCACAGGTAAATAATCCATCTCTTGTAATGTATGGAATAGTCTTACCATGTCAACTCTACCTCTATTTGTTCTAGAAGATACAGCAATCATAGGTATGTAGTTAGGGTCTTGCCTTGTTTTTGCAGCAAGTGCTTCACGTTCTCTCTTTAAACTTTCTGGATCATCTGTAGTTACCATAACCATAGATGCGGGCATTTTTCTTTCAAAGAAATATCTGTATAAGTTTCTATCCATACCAATTAAAGTTAGAGCTTTTTCAAATATTGTTAAAATAGGTGACCAACCATAAGTTTCAGTTGGGTTGAACTTAGATAAATGTACAATCTCAGTGTCTAAAAAGTAATGTACTTCTGTTCTGTATAAATATCTATACATAGCAGGTTGTAGTTTTTGTTCACAATCTTCTTCAGGACATTCTTCTGGAGATTCTTTTATTTGTTCTCTGTGTAGTGGGCAGAAGAAATGAGAGTTTTTAGGTAAACCTGTTTCATCTAAGTCATATTCTATAAGAGCAGGGTTTATTCTTCTAATTTCAGTAACTCTTGATCTTAATCCCCCATCGCCTGTGTCATAATATTCTTTTGAAAAGTATAAAAACGCGTCATCAACTGTGTTTAAGTCCCAATGAAACTGCCTCAATACCTCTTCTAATCCCTGATCAAATACATTACAGTCATCCATAAACTCTTTTAGTCTATCTAATTGGCTTTCATCTGGATCTTCAACTAAAGGTTCAAATTGAATACCTCTTCTAAACACCTCACCTGTTATATGTAATATAGGTGCACGTAGTTCTTCAGCAGTATACGCTACAGTTTGTAAATCTTGTATTAGTTGTTTTCTATATGCAAGTTGATTTCTTACATAAGTGTTTACTATGTAATCAACACCGAATGTTGGTCCACTACCTGTATCCCCAGCGGCTTTGCTTAATTGCATCATGTCCCCAAACATGTCTATCTGAGAACCAAGTTTTCCCATGGACTTAGCCATTTCAGGAACTTCTGGAAGATAATCTCCTAATTTCATATACCCTATTCCTTAGTTATTTCAACACTATCTATAGCTACTATCTTCGCTATCGTGTCTATTGCATGTTGTT